GCGGAAATTGGGTCGATCATGGCCGCACGAATCAGCGAATAGCCGGATTCGTTGTAAGGAATCGACTTAACGCTGGTCAGCAGCGAAAGCAAGGCCAATTGGAATTGACTGTTCAAATAGACTTGGTCGACAAAGGTATCAACCCATTTCCACTTGCCGGACATTTGGCCGTTGTAAAGGAAATTGAATTGATCGTTTGCGGTCGCATAGGAGCCGTAAAAGCTGTAACCGTTCGCCAGCAGATTGGCGGCGATTTGCTGATCGGTCACAGTAGGCACGAATCCGCTTTGCGATTTGAAAGCTGAAGTGATACGACCATTCAGGCGGCTAAAGTCAATCGACGCCACGGTGCCCAGCATGAATGCGGCCAGGGTCACAGTGTTGTAAACCGGTACGACGCCGTCGTAGCCTAGGGACTTGGCAACCGCACCAAAACAGGTAGTCGAACCGTTGACGATGGCTTGCGCGTCCGTGTCCCAGCAAACGTACATGTAACGCTGATTTTGCGCGTTCGTCCATTCGGCAAAGAGTTCTTTGTCGGCAAGCAAAGGCTCCCAAATCGTCATGAAGTCGACCCAATTCTGAGTCGCCGCCTTGACCGCATCCATGGCCGTGGCCGGAGTGTCCGCAATGTCACCTTGGGACAGGATGGCGCCGGTCGCGCTGGTCAGCTTGAGGCCCGCGGACAGGGTGCCGGTTGCATAGCTGATTGTCGAGGATGCGCCGGTCGTGACGCTGTTTAGCGTGAAGGTGCCGTTGACCGCATTCCAGGCGCAAGTCGGTTTGCCGATGCCAGTGAAGGCCGCGGCAATCATCGTCGCCGCATTGCTGAAACTGGTTGCAGTTGCGAGATTGATGCTTGAAGACGTAAAGGCCGTGCCGTCGACGGTCACAGTCAGCACGCCGGAAAGGGCTTGCAGTTGCGCCAGGGTCATGCCGGACAGGGAGCCGGATTGCAACCAGGCGCCGCGGTCGGCTTCCACAAACGGGGCGAAATACAGCGTGCCCGGTTTGATCGTGGAATTGTCAAAGCCCAAAAAGTAAGTTTGGGCAAGGGCGTATTCCGTGGAAGACGGGCCAAAAAACGCACTCACGGCGTCGGCGCTGGCGAATGAACGCACGCCGCCGGTCGGGAGCAAAGTATTTTTGGAGAGAATGACGCCGTTCAGGGCCAGCGGATTACCGCCGGAACCAACGACGCCGGGATTGACTACGACGATATCCGATGCGGGAATTGTCACGATAGCACCTTTAGGTTGTTGAAAAAATAAACGACCACTTGAAACCGTAGGCCGACTTACGTTGCCCATGGCAACACTTTGAAATATTACTCTTGCTCACTCCAACCCGCCCGGCGCTAGATAACCAGTCAGCAGCGTCGTCGCCGTGTGAAAAGATCATCCCATTTGAGCATGCAATGGTTTTGCGTTGAGCTTCTCCGATTTTCGCACGAAGTTCACTAGACAGCAACTTTGCCCGAGCTTCCGGCGTCCATTTTGAGCCAGTTCGATTAAAACCGCGGGCGTTTAATTCTTCCTTCGTTACCGTATTACTTCGACGCATGCGTTCCCTTGACGCTTCGCACGGGACGCGGCCGCCATTTCCGCCGGTGTACAAATTGGCAAGCGAGTCAAGCCCAATATCATCAATAATTTTCTGTTCAACCGAAAACGCGGCGTCCTCTGACAAATCAATTGCCGCCAGTTCACTGGTAAAACCGTATTTATTTACGATATTTTTCCAATGCCGGTTACGTCCACAATGGGATATCGAACGTTTACCGCATCCTTTGCCGACATAGAAAATTTCGCCAATTTTTGGGCCGGATGCGTAGCGATGAAGGTAGACGTAAAAGTTGGTCATGATGCAATCACACGTCCGCCGGAATAACCAAAGCTGGATAAGCCACGTCGGCAAATTCCTGCGGAACCGTAACAGTTGGATTGTATTGCATTGATGCTGTAAGCGTCCATCGACTTTCGTATTGCTGTTCCCCGGTTAAGAGGGGCGATTGAACGCCGTCGGACGTGTACAGCGGCCTAATGTTCGCGGGGAAATGGGCAAACCCCCAATGCGACCGGAACGCGGTTTTTACGGTCTTGCAAAACTCCCCGGCTTGAGCCCCGTAAAAGTCAATTTGCACGTCAATGCGCGACGGCCCGTAGATTGTGGCGGTGTTTGCAAGCGGCTGGTAATCCGTGGCCGGTACGCTCAAATCAACTTGCAAAAGTTCCGTAAGCACGGCGCAAGGATTTGAGGGCAAGGCCACCCGGTTGACCTGTGCGCGGACGATTTGGGCGCCAGGCATGAAGGGCGTTAAAAATGCCTTGAGTGCGTCAATGACTTGGTCGACCGTAATGCTGGAAGTGTAATTCGCCATTTATTGCCCCTGCAGCACAATGGCCGCCTTAGTCCAATCGGGCCAGCTTTCAAGCACCTTGACGACAAGCCATGATTCCATTTCATTCTTGCGCTTGACGATATCGCCGCCGGTTTGATTCGGCCGCACGACGCCCGCCAGGGTGCCGCGCAAATAAATTGCCCGGATGGTGCCTTGAATATTCAGGCCGTCCAGTTGCTTGATATCGTTCGCGTCCAGGGCTTGCACTTGCGCGGGGCCGGTCACGGGGGCGGCAAACGCTGGAACTTGTTTGGCTCCGGCGCCAATGGTGTAACCCGTCGACCGCAAAACGGTAACGGTTTCATTCGGATTTATGGTGCTGGTCACACCGTTAGCGAGTCCGCGCAAGTCCATTATTCTGATACCTCAATGGCAATTGAATTGAGCATGTGCGACGTGTCAATCAGGGGTTTGGCAAAGCCCTTGGCTTCAATCGTGCTTTCGGCCAGCGCGGGCGTCGTGAAGTCATTTATGCTTTGCTGCAATGCACCTTTGATATCTTCACCCATCAGCGCCAGCACGCGGGGGCCGTCGTAATTCGTACCCTTTGCCAGCTTTGCCATTTTGTCCGGCCAGGTGGGGGATTCCGCGGCAATCATTTGGCGAAAGAACGGCCGGGCCGGTTGCCCCACGCTTCCAAACTCATTCCAATAGGCCACAGCGGCGACGGGCGTGCCGTCCGGGTAAGTGGCGCCTTCCATGAAGCCGACCGCAACCTCTCCCCCGCCCATGCGTTGGGCGATTGCTTCCAGGGCCTTCATGACCCCATCGGAACCGCTGAGAGTGTGGTCGGCCATATCAATACACCGTAGGCCGGGAAACGTAACGGAAACCGCGCAAGCTGGAAGTCGCTTGCCAGAATGCGGCGCCGTACTGTGATTGCTGGAACCATTGCGCGGAGCCAGGGGGCGCACCTTCAAAGGCGGCGGACACGCTACCTTCACCGGCTTGCGATAGGCGCCCCACGGGCCGCGGCATGCCGTCCGCGCTCAAAGCGCCGCCGATATAGGCGACGTGGGCGGTCAGCATGTTCAAAAGGATGGCCCGGCGGGTCAGGTTCCGCACGGGCGAATTGTTCGCATTGGACAAGTAAAGGCCCGCTTCCGTGAAGTAGGCCCCCAAGGTCGCATTGGCAACCGCCGAAAATTCGGGATAGCGGGCTTTGAAGGCTACCGGGTCGAATACTACGGCGGTCATGGTCTTAGTCCTTGTCGGCTGGCTTCACGCCGCTTGCGCGTTCGTCTTTGCCGTCGGTACGCATGGGCTCAAAGCCGGTTTTGCGGTCCTTGAATTCGCCAGCAATTGCGGCGGCGTCCGTCAGACTTTTGGCGACAAAAATGGCGCCCGATTTGACGGCCGAAAATTCTTTATTGACTGCGGCCCATTGTTCCCAAAAGTCCCCGTCGACTTCGGTTGTGGCGTAGTCCGCGCCCACAATCAGGGCTTTGTTTTTGCCCGCCAATTCGACATTTTTGGTCGGGTCCATGGGGTGCTGAATGATGATACCGTGGGGCAATTTGCAACCCACTACGACGATTTTTGCCATTTTCAAACTCTCCTAGTTTGCGATTAAAATCCAGGGGCCGAAGCCCCCGGATTGCTTACTTACTGATTCCTTACACGCCCAACATTTGGGCAATGAAGGCGGGGCGGAAAATCACGGTGCCCCAGGTGCCTTGCGACTTCTTTTGCTTGAAGCTGGAAGACTGCACGACGATTGGGTGGGCGCGGAGCTTTTCGGTAAAAGCGGTGTCGGCCGTGCGCTGACCTTCCACTTCGTCCACGATCAGTTGCACCAGTTCCCCGGACGCCGTGGTGTACTCCGGCGCGGTCTTCACGGTCAAATTGGGGAAATTCTTTTTCAGAATGTCCTGCACGTTGACATTGAAGTCGGTCGTCTTGGTCAAATAGACTTCCGAAATGGGGGACATTGCCAAGGTCATCTTGGTGTCGAGTTCAACCAGGCCACCCGCTTGGGTTTGCAATTGCTTGTACAGCTTTTGCACGTCCGAATTGATTTCTTGCGCCGTGGCATTCGCCCAGCCCGTGCCGCCCGCGGTCTTCGTGGTGGGCACGATAGCGGCGGACAGGTTCGGGTCGTTCAGCAGGCCATAGTTTTGCAGGCCGGACACGCCGAAGAAATACGTCTTATTCTGAAACTTGTTCAGAGTCAGAATCGACGCAATGTTCATGCGGTTTGCCCAATCAATGCGGGCCAGCCCGGCGCGTTCCAGTTCCCGTTCACCCCATTGCGTCATCACTTGATAGTGATAGCTTTGGCGTTGCGGGAAGTTGGAATTGACGCCAGCGACGCCGTTTTCGGAGTAGTCACCATACGACGAAGTTTCGCCCGTGGATTCCACAACCGGGAACATTGCCGTTTCAGTGGTCCAATCGCCCTTTTTGACTTCGCCGCCGACAACTTCGGCCGCCTTCATCGGGGAAACCAAAATTTCAATCAGTTTCGGGTCGATGAAGGTAGTCAGGAAGGCCGGAATACCGGCGTTGCTGGTGGTGATAAGGGCGGGCTGTGCGTCGCACGCAAAGCCATCGTGTGCCAGGCGCAACGAGGCGCCAGGGGCTTGGAAGTCGACGCCGGGCTGGCCCATGAAATGGACCCCGGCGCGTTCCATCAGTGCTTGAAGGATTGGATTCATGGTTTAACCCCAGGTAGAGATTTTGACGAGTTCACCAACGGCCGCAACCGACTGAGCTTTCCAGCCAGTAGCAGCAACGCCCGCGGTAACGGTGACAGTGGTCGACGCGGCGTAAGCCGTGGCGCTTTGGTCAAGCGTGTAGGTGCCCACGCCGCCAGCCGTGCCGCTCACTTGCGAAGCGATAACGGCGCCCGAAGGAATGCCGGTGCCGCTCACAGGGTCGCCAACTTTCAGCGAACCGGAAGCCACAGCGGACACGACCAGGGTGTTGCCGAAGCTGGTAGCAGTTGCCGCGGAGATTGTGGTCGCCGCACTGGTGACATAGACGCCCGCGCCGCCGGTCGTGCCGCTGGTTTGCGAAACGATGGTCGTACCGGCCGGAATGCCGGTGCCGCTCAAAGTCTCGCCAACGGTCAGCACGCCAGTAACCGCGGAAACCGTCAGATTCGTGCCGGAGCCCGAAGCGGTGAAGGTTGCGCCCATTGCGCCGGTTGCCGAAGCGCCGGTCGGTGCCGAAACGGTGTAGACGTCCCCGTTGCTGTAGTCCGCATAAACGGCGTCGCCAACGGCGCAAGCGTTCGGGCCTTTATTGACCGCCCAAAAATCGCCCTGATTGTGCAGAGTGACCGGGAAGCCGTGCGGAATGTTCATGCCCGATTCAGCCAAATAGGTTTGAATCAAGGCTTGCTGTTCGCGGTGAACAAAGCCGTTCGGGGCCTTTGTGGCGGTGCCGAAACTTTGGACAGTAACGCCGTCGTCATCGACCCAAGCAAATTTGCCAACGGTGACGCCAAGCGCCCCCGCAACAAAGCCGCCAGGGCCAGCCAGCACGGTCGCCCGTGGATTGGATGATGCAAAGTCACCAGCTACCGCGGGGGCGGGAGTCAGGTTGACCGTTTTTTGAAAGCCGCTCATGGTGGTGACTCCTTTTAAGCGTTACGGAAACGGGCGGCGCCCGGAAACTGCTTATCCAGGCCGCCAGCATCTTGCGCGATGCGCGGGGTCGGGGTTGCAGACTTGGAAGCGGCAACCTTGAAGAGTGCGCGAAGGGCCGGGGCGCCTTCCACGTCCTTGCGGTCGACCTTCATGTGGTCCAGGGCGAAGCCGTAGACTTCGGCCGCTGAATCCATGCCCATGACGTCGCCAACGATTGCGCGAACATCACGGCGGGCCTCTTCGGCTTCGCGCAAGTCTTTGCGCAAACCGTCCATTGCCGCTTTGCCGTCGACCGGCTTTTCGCCGTCCTTAATCA